ATTGATGAAATCAAGCCACAAAAAGTCATTGAATACAAGTTATGGTTGACAAATGATAGAACAGCAAAAACAATCAACGGTCACATGACTTTGTTAAGACAATTCATTAAGTTCTTAACATTAAGCAAAGTGCTAGATTATGTCGATGGCGAAAACATGATTCAACTCTTATCGTCAGTCAAAGATAATTGCGATTTAAAGCCGAGTAAAGAAAAGAGATTTTGGACACCAGAAGATTATGATAAGTTTATATCCACATTCACAAAAGAAGATGAGTTCGGTTGGAAAGTGTTTTTTGAAGTTGAATATTGGTGTGGTTTAAGAATTGGCGAAGTTCAAGGCTTACAATTCAAAGACTTTGATTTAGATAATAAGACACTCACACTATCGAGAATGGTTGATGAGTTCGGCGAAGTGAAGCCCTACTTAAAGACTAAAAGTTCTATGGCTACTATCTATGTTAGACAAGAAGTGATAGAAGACATTAAGAAGTATAAAGAAATGGTTTATGGAACAAATGATGACTTCATGTTTTTCCCTGATAGAGTAAGACAAAGAAATGCTATCAACGAGAGAAGAAACAAACATTGTAAACTAGCAAACTTGCCACCTATCAACTCACACGGTTTAAGACATTCAATGGCTTCACGATTAGTCAATTCCGGTGCGAATATCTTATTTGTTCAAAAGCAAATGCGACACTCTTCATCTACTACAACACTAGATGTATATTCACACTCATTCCCAGAGCTAGAAAGAGGGGTTATAGACAAGGTTTAAAAGCCTTGTCTTTTTTCATTTCGTATCTAAACCAACTCAAACCAACTCATTTTGTTTCATGCAATTTTAACCCAAAAGTTAACCCAAATAATTTTTAGCAAAGAAAAAAGCCCTATTTCTAGGGCTAAATAGCTAACATGGTCGGGAGTATGAGAATTGGTTTTTCCATTATCATATCGCTTAAAATCGCTTTGTTTCGCTATTTTTTAAAATCTTATCTTATTCATTTCGTGTCTTTTCGTTGCAAGATTAACCCAACTTTTTAACCCAACTTTTTAACCCACGATTGAGAATAGTTCATTGCCAACACCATTTTGAGATAGCATTATTCTAAGTTGTGCTTTTTCAGGTGTCTGCAATTTCGTTCCTTTAAGATACAACAACATGGCAAGTTCTTGATTGCTTAACCCTAACATCATTCTACCATTTCTAATTTGTTCGGCGGAATATCCTTTTAACAATTGCAACAAAGCAATGTATTTGGAAATGTCTAATCTTCCACCTGTTGCACGAATGATCGTAGCTAATTTATTAGGGCTTTCTAATGTGCCAATTTGAGCCTTGCTAGCGTTATAGAAACCGTCATATAGATATTTTATCGCACGGGCTTTATTCTCATCGTCTAGCGCCTTAAAAACGCTTGATTTGAGCATATCTTCAACTTGCTTGTTAGACTTGTAATAGTAATTAGAAAATTCTTCTTGTTGTCCTTGTGTGATATTGTCTGGAATGTCTTTTGGAATTGCGTTGTAGCCTTGTTTATACAATCTCAATAATTCGTTAGTGACTTCTTGATTTGGTTGTCCTGTCTTATACAATGCCATACTAGCTTTTAATTCTTCACTAGCACCATTTGTATTGCCAACAGAGAGAGATGTCTCCATTCTCTTTTTGAGATAAGCAGATGAATATCCCCTAAGAATAGAGCCGATATTTTCTCCCCAATCTCCACCCATATTTTCAATAGCGCCAACTGCATAATCAAGAATGTTAGACAATGGAATACCAACCAAGTTGCCAATAGTTCCAAGAGCGGAATAAGCAGTTGCAATCGCTTGTTTATCTTCGCCACTGACAAGAGCTGGAATGTTCTTCAACATGTTCAAAGCATTGTTAATATCTTGCATAGTAGCAAGAGACACGTCTTTATTGTTTGCCATAGCGTTTGCAAGAGTTCCGATAATCGGCACCCAAGACATTGTTAATTCAACGCCTGCTTCAATGCCAATCTCTTTCCACTTTTCTTCATCAGCTAATTCTTCTGGTTTAGTCTTGCCCTTTAAGATAGAGTTCAACACGCCAATCATAGTAGCGACACTTGCATTGACAACCATACCACCGATATAGTTCGCCGCTCTTCTAGGCGCTCTGGCTTGATATGCTCTTTCAGCTTCAATAGTGTTTTGAGTTGTCACAATAGACTTTTCAAGAGCACTCTTTGTCACTTGTGATTCATAGATTTGTCTTTCAATCTTAGAAGTAGGCTTATTCTCATCAACAGCAGTTTGTAAGTCTTGTTTTAAGTTATCAATCTTAGTGTTCAGTTCTTCAATTGCTCTTTGCTTTGTGGCTAATGCACTCTCATAACCTTGCTGTCTTTGTCTGGAACGCTTATTTCCTGTTGCAAGCTCATTAACTAAGTCTAAGTTCTTTTGATTATCAGCACCAAAGAAAGAGAAGAGATATTGCATGATTTGTCCCCTTTGTCCACTTCTAACCATTGATTTATCAACAGCGGAAGAGTTAGAGAAGAAACGTGGCGCCCATGTATCAAAGAGTTCCCATGTTTTAGCCATTTTGTCGGAAGAAGAGTAAGTTCTATATTGTGGATCGCTTTCGACATAATTCTTGATAGAGTTATAAGCAATCATATAAGAGAAATCACTAGACCACTGCATAGGCTTTGTTAACACTTCGGTCACTCTACCAATGCTTTGTGCGGCAGTGTTGGCTGTGACATACATCTTTTCTTTGTTGACACTAGCAAACCAAGCAGAACGTCTTGTTGCTTCTTCTACAAATCGAGCATGTTCATTAGGTGTAATCATCATAATACAACCACGAGCATAACCCTTAACCAAGTTAGAAAGACCGACACTATCGAGCAATCTAGTTGTATCCAAAGGCTGTTTTAACCAAGTTCCAATATTCGTGCCAACTTTGGCAATTTGAGCATTAGCAAACACTTTCCCAAGAATACCACTAGACTTTGTATCAACCATTTGATTGACAGCTCTTCTGTATTCGTTAAAGTATTCGGCTAAACCTACTCTATCCATAGCACTAGCGATAGTCATTGTCTTTTGAACATTTGCTTCTTGTTCAGTTAAGCCATTTGTTCCACGATGAACATTGACAGCTTTATTCAAGAATCTAACATCGTCCATTAAAGTAATTTGACCGACATTCTTGATATACCCACCGACACTATCAATCATTCCGCCAATTTCAACAGGAAGTCCACTATTCACACGGTTAGTCAATCTAAATGAAGAGAGAGAAGAAGCGAGATTGACTTCATCGGTTAAAGTAGATCGTCTATTTGCACGGGATAGAGTTAAATAATCTTTCGACCAACCGTCTGTGATGTCATATCCAAGTTTAGCCTTAGAATATTCACTAATAGCAGTTCTCATTCTTCCGTTATAGACATCGCTGAACAATAAGTCAGCAAATGTTCTAACTTCTTGTGGCAATTGTGCAGTCGCATTGATGAGTTCAGTATCGGTAATGTTTGCGAGATTTACTTTCTTCTTCTTTCCGTTAGAAATAACAATACCATTTTTCTTGATAATGTCAGTGTTGTCACTAGATTTAAAGTTCAAATAGAGTTGAGCTAACACGTCATTTGTCACTTCAACTTCTTGTCCACCTAACATAATCTTTGTTTTTTGTCTTAAAGTAGATTGCTTAACATTCGTGTCTTTGGCTAAATTACCGACAAACTTCTCTTCAGCGTCAATGAATTGTGTCACTTTATTCACATTGTCAATCGGACGAGCGACAACCATATCGAATAATTCGCCACTGCTACCCACAAACGCTCTCATAAGTGTTGGTTTAGACATGAAATCAGAGATAGTTCTTGAAGCGATATTGCCATTGAAAGTCATTTGATAAGAGAGTTCAGTTGCGTCAATGACAGCGCCTTTAATACTTGCTTTGGTTTCAAACACTTGTCTTCTGCCTTCTTCACTCATTAAGAACGACATACTTCTCATCATGTTAAGAATCTCTCTTGCGTCTTCGTTAGTGAAATAGTCAGGGTTGCGAGAGTAAATATCATAGACATTAGCGACTTGTTCTAAGAAAGCTTCGCCATTTGGCAACAAAGAAATATCGTTGATGAAATCATTATCGTCTTGATTTGCGGGGTTAATTCTTCCGTTCTCATCTGGAATTAAATACTTGTTGTTATCAAAGAAAACTTTTAGATCGTCAATCTTGATAAGTCCGGTATTTGCGTTTGTAGTGAAGATGAAATTTCTATGTGTTTTTCCGCTATCGTCTGTAATAGTTGCATAAGCCATTTTCTCAAAGTGAGCGTCATCAACTGCATAGATACCGTCTTGTCCTGCTGTGGTAATCGGCTTTGTTTTAGCAAACTTCTTTTTAATTCTTTCGGTTGCTTTATATGTTTGTAAACCGAGAGTGTGTCTTTCTTGTAGGCTTTCAATCACTTGATTTAATTTAGCAATCTTTTGCTCATAATACTCACGATATTTAGCGTTTTGAGATAGCTTGCTTTGTGCGTCTAATGTTTCGGATAAAGCAGTTTTGAAATCTTGTTTCCACTCATTCACGGCTTTTTCAGTTCCTAAAACATCTCTTAAAGTGACTTCATTCTCATTATTTCCAAGTGGATAGTAAATCTTGCTATTTAAGAAATCGTTTGCGACTAAATCAACATTCTTGTAAAAATCTTGTTTATTATCCAAGTTGTAAGACGCTACTAATCTTCTAGCATTATCTTCTACGGGGATAACCACTTTTTCAAGCGTGACACCACCACCTGTTTTAGCACGATAGATATTGTCAATCAAGAAATCTTCAACGGTCTTAATGTCAGTAATTTTTCCGTTAGACGCTTGTTTAATCAACGTCATGTCATTGTCTCTTAATTTAGCACCTCTTGTGTCAGTGACATCAACATACCATTGCGGATATTGATTGTTAGTATAGACTTTCTCAATGTTTCCATTAGTGATTTCAAAAGAAGTGGTTTTTCCGTTAGTGTCTGTAAATGTGACAAGAGTGTTATCGCCTTTTGATCTACTCTCAACTTCTAAATCGGTATTCAAGATTAAATCACGAATGGTGGAAATATCCATATCGCTTAACTTGTTCGTGTCGATACGCATTGTCTGGTTTGTTTCGTTTGCGATAATGACACCAATATCATTTTTAGTAATGACACCAACAGCTCTTTCTTGTCCGTGTGTTAAAACCGTATCAAAGACATCTTGTGTATTTGCAGAGCTACTTCCTTTGATTTCAATACCACCACCATTTTGAGCGGAAACTCTTTTTGCTTGTAAACCTTTACACAAAGAATCTATTTTCTTGTAGTTCGTATTTCTAGGGCTTAGAGCGTTGTTTACTTCGTTTATGGTAGTTCCCTTAGTCGCTCTCGTTAAAGAGCTTGTAGAGGCTGTTTCTGCGCTTGTAGTGCCATTTTGAGAAACGCTAGAAGTCAAATCATAGTATTGCTCTTCAATTTCGTTCTTTAAGGTCTCAATTCTTTGGCTACCTTGTTCTAACACTTGGTCAGCTCTTGCTTTTTGTTGAGCGTCTCCAACATCAGTGTTTTGGATAACTTCTCTCATTACATTGGCAGTTCTTTCCACTTCTTTTGCTTTCTCTTGAATATCAAATACTTTGTATTGAATTTCTTTCGGTAAATCATCAATAGAAGTGTCGGCAGAAAAGATATGTTGTTTAATATCTTCTTTGTCCATGTTGTCAATGAGATAATACTTTCTTCCGTCTTCTTCTTTTTGCAATTCAGCTTTTAAGTTATCAAGCGCTCTTGTTTCTCTTGTAGATTGTTTTCTATCGTCAATCTTACCACGAACAAAAGCAACACCATTTGAGACAACACTTGTTAATGCGGACATAATCATAGCTTGTCCAAAATTAGCAAAGAACCTGTCTCTATTCTCTTGTGTTCCATAAGCCTTGAAGATTGCTTCATCATCATACATTTGCTGTAAAACAGGCTCTAAAAGCTCTTGTCCAGCGTCAGTAATGACATCTCCCACTAAGTCGGCAACTACACTAACACCTCTTTGGATCATTAACTTTGTTGCTTCACTTGTAGAGTCTTTAATAAAATGTGAAGCGATTTTAGCACCAATAGGGGATACACCATTTTGAAGTCCTAAATCATTACCAGCAATACTTGCCTTAGTTCCGAAAGCCGCACTTGCACCAGAGATTAAACCATTGATAGCACCACTTGTAAAGGCATACCCTTGAACGCCACTATCGCTTAAATTAGCACCGTCAGCAATCGCTTTTTCGTAAGCATTACCTGTTCCCCTAACTAAGCCAATACCGCCTTGTATAGCCGCATTTGCTAACATTCTACTAGCGGTTGAAGCAGCCGCTTTTCCAGCACCTGCCATAGCACTAGCCGCACCACCTGTAAACATTGACAAGACAACATTAGCAGCGATTTCCCCACCAACTTCTCCAACTTGATGAATGACATCAACAGCCCCTTTGTCTTGAACAAAGTTATTATACTTTCTACGATTAAACTCTTCTTGTTGTTCGTTCCAACCCCAATTATCGCCATTGTAAAAACTAGGGGATAACCAAGAAGTAGGAAATTGAGTTTTGACAAAATAACTAGAAATAGGTGTCTGCCAATCATAAGAAATAGCGTTTTGCATGTTTTGTTCAAACTCACGATTGCCAAAAGCACCACCAATACCACCAGCAACACCCATGAAGAAGTCGCCTATACCGTCAAAGAGATTGAGAACACCTTTTGTGATAGACATTTGGAAAGTATCCCAAAAATCAGTCACTTTTTCCCACCAATTCTTTTCGTCTTCGTGAGGTTTTTCAGCGATGGCATGATTAGAATAATCAATTGTATTTTGAATTTCGTTAGCGCTTGAAATGGAAACATCTCCAACATTGCTAAGATTGTTTGGATCAATTCCGTAATTCTCATAAGCACCACTCATGGCTTTCTTGTATTGTTGTAAACTGTTATATTGCTCAAAATATCCTGCCATCGCTTTGAATCTCCTTTTTTGTTTGTTGTGTGAATTGTCTTATTGTTTAACGGGATTTTTTCTACCTTCAATTCTATACTTGTTTCCGGTAAAGCCCGTGTATTGGTCTGCCGAAATTTGATAGTAGTGTCCGTTGTAATAGTAGATATATGCTTTGCCTCGATTACCGACATCAGCTTGAAGTTCAAAGACAACACCTTGATTTGCTTTGTCATAGTTAGCGTTGATGAAGTCTTGCATTGCTTTACTTTCGTTGTCTAAGTCTTTACCGATATTGATACCGATAGAGCCACGGTCATTAGCGTCAGTAGTGACACCATTTGCTCTCATATCTTCGTAAGTAGAGCCTAAATCTTTACCCATGACATCATTGTTTCCAAGTCCGTTGATAATAGAGTTATACATGTTTTGAATGTTGGTTTGTCTGTTCTTATCAAGTGCATAATAATCGTCAGTCCATTTGCCTTGTTCGTCCATTAAGCCTTGATTGACTAAATACTGACTTGCATGTGTTGGATCGTTTTGCATATATTGAGCTAACAAGTTATCTTGATTTGCACTTTCAGTCATGTATCTTTCATAGGCTTCGGTATCAATCGCTCTTTGTCTATCTTGATAATCACTAAACGCTTGATTTTGAGAGTTTAAGATAGCGTTGTTTTGTGCGGTTTGATATGATACACCCTCGCCTGTTTCATATAGACCTTGCTGTCTCAAAGAGTTTTGCATATAGTTATTTGCTTGTTGACCTATGTTATAGAGTTGCAACATTTGATTATAGTATTGCTTGTAATTTCCCTCTGAGGCGGCTTTTGCTAATTCATCTTCATAAAAGTTTTTAGTAGTTGCCATTTCCCGCTGTTCTCCTTTCTATTATGATTAGTGTCTTGCATTTACGGAATGTCTCACTTTTTATTATTCGTCTTATTATTTTTGCGTTTGTATTGTCTTATCTCTTTTTTAACAAAGAAGATAATGATTAGAGTTATGTAAGCCAACAATGCGATTAAGCAAATTATGTAAGCTATACTCATTTTGTGTAGTAGTGATTAAGATTTATTTTTCACTTTCTTCTTCACTCACATTCAAGACTTCTTCATATTCACGAGGGGAGTCTTTAAACTCGGTTGCAGAAGAGTAGATTCTCTCATCGCCCTTGATTTTGAGCTTGCCACTATCGGCTTTAATAAGGAAGTAAGTTCCCTTGTCAATTTTATGAATTGCCATTGTGTAGTTCTCCTTTTGTTTTCTCTTTATTCATCATCAACCCAAGTAAGAGTTCCGTTGACATTCTTTAAGGTTTGAGTTTTAGAAGAGTCATAACCACTAATTTCGGTCAATTTGACAAAGCCATTATTTCCAAGCCAAGAGCCAAGAGAAGTGTAAGAATTGACTCCATTTGCCCTTGTGACAACATAAGTTCCATCGGCATTGGGGTTGTTAGGAGAAAGTTCGAGTTTGTCAGCTAAATCTGGCAAGTAGCTAGTTTCGTGAGGAATAGGTGGATTGATATGATTTGTCGGAGAAAGCCACTCTTCCGTTCCATCAAGATAAGATTTTTGAATTTGGGTGAAAGGAGTCGCTTCAAAGTCGGTTTCGGTTGCGAGTTCGTATGAAATAGTTTTACCAGCAAGACTTGTTGCGTTACTTACAGATATAGTATTTCCACTAACAGCAATTCCGTTTGTAGTTACCCCATTATAAATATTGTCTCTTGTTGAAGGAATTAAACCACTATCAGTAATTAGTGTTGGAATAGAAGTAGCTTCGTATGTTTTCGCACCTAAATTAGATATTGTAGTTTGTTTTGCCCCTTGTGAACCATAATCATTCCAAGTTTCGTTACCAGTGAATGTATAGCTTCCGAATCTTCTCTTCCCTTTCCCTGTGTAAGGGTAGTAATCGCCAACAGCAACTACTTTGCCATTCTCAACTTTGAAAATGCCATGTAAGTCAATCGGCTCAATCGGATAAGTGTTTTCTTTATGCGAAATATAAGTTCCGTTTATCAAAGGACTTGATGGATTGATAGTGATGTCTTTCTTGTAGGTAGTGCCATAAGAACTATTTGTAGAGAACTTTACAAAGTAAGCGTTTGTAGGACATGTTTTTACGAATGTTGTTGTTTGTTCTCCTGAAATGAATTGTTTATTTTTGTCAAACCAAGCTACTCTATACCAAGTAGAGATACCTGTTGGCACTTTGAAATAGTATTGTTCATTAGGGATAACACTTATGAAGTTTTTAGAACAAATAGCATTTGCGTTAGGAACAAAATTACCATTTGTTTCATCAATAAGACCATTCTCCCACTCTTCATCCCAGATATTCGCATTTGTGACTTTTCTTCCGTTGACTTGGACATTGATTAAAGTTCCCGTGTCATATTCGGTGTTCTTCAAAATGTCTGGGTCAAAAGCGAGAAGTTTTGCGACTTGTGTAGAAGTGTCACTTCCGATAATCGCATTCACAACTTCATTGCTTCCATAGCGTTGAGTAAGGTCGATGATGCGCGGCTTAATTTTGTAAGTGCCATTCGGAGTGTTTCCACCAACAAACAAAAATGACTTAACGGTCATGGTTGATGGTGGTGTTGCTATGTAAAATTCCTTTATGTTAGAACTGAGATTGGCAATGTATACCTCAATATCCATACTTGAAGAGGAATCTTTATTGCTTCCCATCACCAAATATTGGTGTCCACCAATCCATTCCCTTATTTGCGTTAAATCAATTTGACAATAGTTTGTTGCGTTGTTAACTGTAATGGTGTATTCGCCATCGTTGCTTGAACTAATAGTGATTCCGTTTGTTGTTCTGCTAATCGTTTGATTTGGAATCAACTGGTTCTTCACCACATCAACACCGACAACTCCATTGACAAGACAGTCTTCGGCAACTCCACTCGGAACTACTCTAACAGCGTAAGGCTCGCTATCTTCAATCTTTGTTTTTGCTTCGACATTCTTCGTTATCAAAGAAAGTCCACTTGTCAATGTCGGATAATTTCCATCGACATCTGCTTTGTTGTCAAGCTCTTCTTGATACCCTTCAAGTTCGGCGAGTTTGGCGTCGACTTCATCAAGTTTTGTATCAACACTTGCAAGAGCAGTATTCACTCTTGTATTGACACTTGCCACGAAAGTATTAAACGCACTTTCTAAATTAGAAGTTGTGGTTGTTTTGTAGGTGTCTAAATCATCTTCCATGTCAGAAATGGCGTCAGTCACTTCTTGGTCTCTTCTTGTTTCGGCACTTTCTCTATTTTGTTCGGCTAAAACTCTTGCATTTTCAGCTATGACACGACTGTTTTCAGCAGTGACACGACCACTTTCGGCTGCAACTCTACCCTGCTCGGCAGTCACTCTATCGGCTTCTGCACTAGCCCAACTATTCCATTGACTTTGGAATGTAGGACTTAAATGCCCTAATTGAACAGATCCGTCTTTAAGTTCAGCGGTAATTGTATTCGTGGTGCTATCTAAACTCATGTCGATAGTGTTTGTATCGGCAACAAGATAAGTATCCACTAAATCGCCAATCGGAATTCTAGTTGTTCCACCACTATACAAAGTAAATACAAGTTCTTTGGTAGTAGCGTCATAAGAGAAAGATTGCACGATATTTTCGGTCGGTAAATCAACGGACTTTGCAACAAGTGTTCTTCCAGATTGGTCTTTAAGAACAATGGAAAAACCACCTGTTGAAGCTGTGTAATAAATGTCTAAATCATGTGCGTAATTTCTAGCGAGTAGTCTTTCCCCGTTTGTATCATATCGAGCAGTATTAGCGATATAAGTGCCATTCTTAATCTTGTTGACTTCTTGGTCGGTATATCCCTTATCAGCAACAGAGTTTGCGCTAATTTGAGCGGTTAAATCGCTAACAGCACCTGCTAATTCTTGTCTAGCAGTCGCTTGATTATTGTCAATCTTTGTATTTAAAGTATTGAAATTGTTTGTGTCAGTGGTTCTTAAATTTTCCACTACTTCATCAAGCGTTTTCTCTTCTTCAACGAAATAAACCTGTTCAGCGATAGACGGGAATACAGCGGGTAAAACATTATTTTCGCTATCAATAGTCCAAAACGAAACCACTTGGTTATTGTCGTAATAATCAATGTTGTTGCCATAACGAGTCCCCGCATAAATAAGATCGCCCGTAGAAACATCACCCAAATAGTCGCCTTTATGAATGTGATTATCATTTTCTAATGCACTAATTCTAATATTATGGCTATCTTGTGTTGCATAGTCATAATCTGAAATCTCTTGTAGCCAATTAAAGAGAATCTCAAAACCATAGTATTGATATTTTTTGATTTGAGCCGCATTATATCCCCTTGCAGTAGGGTTATCAGGCAAACTCTTTGGCGACCATCTAAGTAAATATTCTTTTTCTTTGTCAGTCAGAATTACTTTGCTCATCAATGTTTTCCTCCTCAATGTTGATTGTCACTTCTTCATCTTTGTTTTTTTGTTGTTCGTAAACTGCATTTGCATTAAATCTTCCAAGAGCCATATCCATATTGAATTTGAATAGCAAGAGTTGTTTGTTTTCCAATTTCTTGACACGAATTTGCACGGTTTTAGAAGAAGTTAGCCACCCACCAATAAACGCTGTGAATAAGCCAAATAATCGTGAGAATAAGTTTACCCAAGCCTGTGCGTTGGTTAGATTTAAGAAGTCGGATACAGTGATTAAACCCCAAATGAATGAGAAGAATACAACTGACACGATTTTGAAGTTTCTATTGAACATCTTGTTAGATAATTCGGCTTTATCAAGTCTATTACCCTCTTCCGCCATTTCAAGTGAGCTACCACTTTCTCCGGAATTGAGATACCAATTTGAGCCAGAAGCGTCTATCTTAATGTTTTCGGCTTTAACCCACTTAATCGCTTCAACCTGCACTTCGTTCTTTTTCTTGATTACGATTTCTTTTCCGTCCTTGACTAATTTCACTCTCTTTGTAAGAAGTTCGTCAGGCTCGATAATGTCAAGATTATCGACAATTGCACTTGCTTCCCCGACAGAGTTTTTAATCAAGAATGAAATCTTTTTCGCTCTCAATTCGTTCTCGACTTCCCATAAATACCAATCGTTGAAATCATCAATGTTGTTTAGGGCTTTACTTCTTTCTTGCTTATATTCGTCTAACTTCTTTTGATAGCGTCCGTTTGGCTTTCCCATGAGTTGATCTTCGGCTATCTTTTCAGCTAACAACATGCCATAGATTGCAAGAACAACCATGATGACTGTTCTTACTATCCAATCGTTTCTCTTGGTTTCTTCTGTAAAAGTGCTTGGATCAAATGAGAATGGAATGATAAATGACAAGATGATGAACAAGACCGCTACAAGAAGACCTGCTTTTAGTAATTTTTGTCGTATTGTTTCGTTCTTAATGTTTTCTTTAATAGATTCAAGAAGATTCTTTTTATCTGCTTTGTTATCGTTGTTCATTTTTCGATTTCTTCCATTTTGCCTTTATGAATGAGCCATACAGCGAACATGATGAAAGCGATAATTACTACATATACAGCCCAAGCCCAATTATTACCTTTTGCGAATGGGTTAATCACGAACAAGACATCTTCCCAAGTCCATTGATAAGTCAACGTCAAGACAACTAATAGAACGATTGTTGCGACAAGTGCTAATGCGATTGTTAACACAGCACCGATATAATATCTTTTTGTTTTTCTATCGTATTTAAACTTTTTCATTCGATTTCCTCCGCTCTTGCGTTGGTCTCCAATCTATTTGTCAGTCTCTTTTTGTTTTGCTCTCTGACAATTGCTTCGGCATTAAATTCAGCTGTCTGGACTTTATCCATCTTGTCTTTGGCTATGCCTTGATTGTATTTGAAGATAGAACCCGCTACTTGACCGACAAACTCACAAACAAACAAGATGATGAGATAGAACATAGTGATATAGAGTAAGCCAAGAATGATAGCGGTAGTTGCACAACCAATTGCACCGCCAAAGTCTAATGAATTACCGTCTTTTGCGTTTTGTTTGTTATTCTTTCTTAATTCATGGACTAGCATGAAGAAAGCAACAACGAAGATGAGAACAAAGCCGAAAGCAAATCTAAACGGGTTTAATGGGTTAGTGTTAGCACCACCAACCAAAGAGGCAATGATATACCACACAAGCACCGCCACAATAGGCATGAAGTAAGATACATACTTACCGACTGCCAACCACCGATATTGTCTTCGGTAATACTTGTATGGATCGGTCTCTTTCATTGAGTATTTTTCTTTACTCACTTAAAGTAATCTCCTTAACTCTTTGTTCGACCTTTTTAGCAGAGCCATTTTGGATATTTTCGGTGGTTTTTGCGGTTTCGTTTTGGTTTTCAAGAATAGCATTTAATTTGACATCTACTTTGGTATATTGAGCCAATAACTTATCGTAGTTGTCTTTCATGTTGGCTAATTCTTCTTTTAATTCGTTATTAGAAGTAGTGAGAGTAGTAATGTTAGATAACAATTCAGCAGTCTTAACCGCTATCTTTTCGCCATTTTCGTTCCACTTGATGACGTTAGAATTCGCATTGTTAGTCACGGTTTTGGTTGCTTCTAACATGTTCTTAGTCTTGATAATGTTGAACACCAAGCCAATTACGGAAATTGCAAGTCCAACAAGAGATCCGAGAGCGACTCCCGTGAGTTGATAGAAAGTAGTGTTTTGGTAAAACTCTTCAAGTTTATCGGCAACACCGTTTCCGTCTTTATCTTCAAGTAAGTCGCTTGTTCCTGTTTCTTCATTGCTTGTTTCCTCGATTTTCATTTTTAAAGTCTGCTTTTCAGTGAATATCGGCTCAACGCTTTGTGTTAGTCCTAATGAAAGACCAAAAGCAACAGGAAGAATAAACAATAGCTTTTTCAACTTCTTCATCTTTTTTCTCCTTTCTTTTTTAGGCAATTTGTCTGCCCATTCCTCTTTTAGTAATCGAATAATTAAATTGCATGGAAGTTAGCACAGAGTTCTCTGGTTCAATGGAAGAGAAACGGAAGCAAACATAATTGACAGAGAACGGTTTAAACACCGTGTAAGTTTTAGGAATCTTATATTTTTGATAGTCAATTCTTGCATAGCTGTATTGCGTGTAATCGTATTTTCCGTCATAGTCTAATGGGATATGCAATAACGCTTCTAATGACTTATCATCAGTGACTTTTGCAACACCAATATTGCTTGTTTCTCCCGTATCGGCAATCAATGTGTAAGACCAAATCGTCTTTAATGAGCTTAAATCAGTTGCGGCGAATGGTGCTGTCACATAATAAGAGATAACAGGTTTGCCATAAGTGATAGTCAAGGGGTTGAATAATAATTCAAATTGACCGTCATTACACAAGATTGCGTTCGGTGCGATTGTTTCAAGCGTGATAGTGTTGTTCTCTTCATCAAAGTCCAAGACTTTAAGTGTTGCTGACTGCTCAACATAGACCTTCATAAGAGAACTATACTCTTGATAAGAAGTGTTTTTAATGTGCCAACATGACCTACCGTTTTCATTAACCGCTCTTTCAAGTGTGGTGTTAAAAGTGGTATTGTCAAAAGCACTAACAAGCGTGTAAGTAGTGTTTTCATTTAACAAGTTGTATAGGTCGTATAAGTATCCACCTCTAGTAAGACTAAACCTATCGTCTCTGGGGTTAAAAGGCTCTTCTAAGCTCGTGTAATAGACTTTGTATCTAGTTGTCCCAAGAGCTACTTTTGTGTCCTTATATGAGCCATTTTTGAGCTTGTTAATAATTGCTCTACTAACCACTAATTTGTTGTTCTTTTCGGTTGTGATTGTGGTATCAAGATTATCTTGCGTGATGATTGCAGATTCACTAGTAGTCAATTCAGCGATTTCTTTATCTACAAAGACATTATCGTTGAACATGACAATTCTTCCGTCTTTCGTTCCAAAGATTAAGAATTCATCAACACCATCATCAGTGCACAATTTAGCCATACAAGAGATATTAGCAATGTCAGTTTTAAACCACTCGTAATTTGTTCCATATTCACTTATCCACAAGTGATCATCAGTTGCGACAAAGAGCTTTGTATCTTCTTCCAAAATGATATAAGGCTTGTCGGTTTGTAATGATTTGTCAATCGGTTTTGTTCGTGAGCTTGCAACTCTTTGGTTATCGGCTACATTGTTCTTGTTATCTAAACCACACACTTGATTAGTGTCAGTGATGAATAATGTATCGCCACAGAAATTGTTTACGCCTTGCCAACTGACAGCGCCAATTCTAGCGTTTGTAATCGTGACGGGGAAACTTTCTTTGTAAAGAGTGTTGCCATTGTAAGTGACTTGATTTCCTGTGCTATCAAGGACTGTGGTTAAAGAGCCCGTGCGATAATACAATGTAGGCTCTACGCCTTTCTTTTGCTTGAATACAGCCAATCTACCATCGCTAATGATTGAATAGCCTACAACCGCACTTTCGTTAGTTCCATAAGCACAATTGCTGTCAGCGGGGAAATAGCCTAAATCGCCTACACCGTCATCATCTCCACTATGCCAATCAATGTTTTTCTTATACTCATTTCCAGAAACGAATAATCTATTTCTGGCGTTAGAAGTGCCAAACAAAATGCCAAACTCACAATTGCAAATGAGCTTGATATTTGTAAGCCAATTGCTATTTGTGACAAGAGTTTCTTTAAATAGTGGCAAAGGGCTTCCTTGTGTAGTTGCTAAATCAAATGCAACAAACTTGACAGTGATATTGTTATTGCCAAGATAACCGCTATTAACGTTATCCATTGTTCTTTTAACAAAGTTAATAGAAGTATTGCCATTGCTCATTGCTTGCAAGGTTATGTTGGAAGCGGAGAGATAGCCATAAACGATAGTTTGAGCTGGATCAATAAGATTTCCTTGACTATCAAAGGCGGTTTTATCAAATATCCAAATATTGTCAGAGCTTTCTACAATTTCGGTATTAAGGACAAGACCATTAACAAGAGTTGTCTTTCCTGTTTGTGTATCAGGTGTGCCACTAATTAAGTCAGTCAATGGACCAGCTTCAATTTTGCTTTTAATGACAACGGGTGCGCCAAATGAGTAATCTTCAATCTCAATGCTGAAATTCTCATCGCTAAAATTGAGCACGTTAATTGAACCGTCCAACACATAGGTATAAAAATCGCCTTCCATATCATCAACTTTAACGGTGGCAAGTTTATTCTTTCTAAATGGTGTCAATAAGTTAGGTGCTTGCAAGTTCTCTCTTCTGCCAAGTCCACTTTCACTAGGTGTAATGCCAATAGTGGTAGTAGGGATAAAGACAAAAGGCGAATAGGACACCGCTTGCATATGAACAACTAAATTGTCATCGTCAAGAGAACCACTAGTCCATACAACTACATAGCACTTCCCGTCAAAGAGCCATAACTTATTGTTTGCAACAACGCCATAACAAGCACCATTAGCAAAGCTATAAGTTTGATAAACAGTGTGAGCTTGTCCGTTTACTGTTCTTGTCAAAGAGTATTGAGTTTTGACAAGTGTTAACTCTCTGTTCATGGTGTCATAGTAATAGAGCAAACTACCCTTTAAGATGAAAGTAATATATCCAACTGTCCACATTCCATTGATAGCATTATCAGGGCTACCCATCTTAACTGTGTCGGCAACATAAGTGCCTTTAATGTTAGAGGGATAAGCTGTGTCTAAATCAGTAGAGATTTCTCTCCACCTTAAAACGTCAAGATAATAGACAGTCTCGTTGCTCTTTGGGAACAAGTCGATAATGCCATATCTCTTTTCAACTTTGCCATTTCGCCATATGTAGTTATTTGCGTCCAAAGCTCTTGTCTCTTCAACGGAAAAGTAAGGAGATGAGTTGTCTATCCCTTGAAACGCTAATGTCTTTGTATAACGTCTTCTAGGCGTTTGATAATCTCTGTTAGCAAATAATCTTGACATGGCTTACAAACCCTTTCTAGTCACTCTATATTGACTATGAGATGGTTGAACAGGAAGATTATCAAAGTAGTTTTCAGCGATATTCAATTTGTTAGAAGCAATAGCGGGATCGAATAACTCAATGATATTTGCTTTGGCATATTCTTTGAGATAAGCATACATACCGCTATCAATGCCATAATCTTCCAAGTTGCATAATTCTTCGTTTGGATCAACTAAATTTCCGTCATCATCTATGTAAGAGCTATGAATGTCGTCTTGTGTGAATAAGGGAAATTCAATTGCATATTCAACGAATACTTTTTGATAAATGTTAGGTGTAATAAGATGAGCGAGTTTTGTTCTTCCAAATCTCTTCAAGCGGAATGGAATCGTCTTATATTCGCCACTTCTTAATTGAATAAAGATATTGATGATTCTTCTACACTTAGTAGGGAACTCGACATATTTATTTCCGTCACTTTCGTTAGTGACATCGACTTCCACGATTTCGTAGGGCACTTTGCCATAATCGGAAAGTCTAGCGAGTCCTAAATTGATAGCGTTAAAACACGCTTCATATTGAAATAAAAAATCGGAGTTTTCGACATATTGGTCTTTTGATAAGTCAGCGTTATCATCAGGTGTCATTCTACTACCGATAAAAGCTTGATAGGTAAACCCCCTATCCATTTGTGGTATTGCTTCTTTGACACACTCATAAGCAAGTCTTGCAAATGTTAATGCTGTTCCCATTTGTCGATTTCCTCCGATATTTGTAAGGGGGTTAGTTTTAAAGTCCAACCCCCTAGAATGACTTTACAAAGTGAGATTAGTCAATAGGTGTGTAATCGCTAATGTAATTACATTCGACCAATTTTTCAGCGATGAACAAAGGCACTTTAACAGGCTTTTTCGTGGGGACGTAATACCACTTTCCATCAATTTGAATTGGACGGACTAAATCTTCATCATTGTTTCTTTCGATTTGAACCATCACGTCTTTGGTTTCTTGAATTTCTTTGTTTTTAGACATTAAGTGTCTCCTTTTTGTTTAGTTGTTTAGGCTAAGGGGGAAGTGGAAGAAGAAGTGTAGCCAGATTGAGCGGAATTACCGGGTTTAGCGGCGTTAGAAGTGGCAACTTCGGTAGTGTTGAACAAGGCAGTGCAAAGAGCTAAATCGTTCTTGTGAGCGACAGCCATAGCCCAGATGTTCCAAGCGACATCGCCTCTCTGACCGTTGGAGTCAGCAACAACATCTCCGTTAGCGTTCTTGATAACACCAGAACCGAGAGGGTTGTGTCTGATTTCAGGTTCAACACCGTTATAAGCGACTAAGGCATGTTCGCCCTCTTTGGTTTTACCGAAAGTGACGATGAAAGACTTAGCGGTGCTATCAACAGTCTTGTATAAGAATTCGTCAGCTCTTTCCATAATTCTGAAACCGTTGTAAACATAGACAGAGCCATATTTAGTGATGTCAGATTTGGTATCTTCGGGTAAAGAAGTGCCGAGAGTGACAAGTTCATCTTTTAAGGTGTTGATAAGTTCAGGAGTCATAACACAAGCATATAAACCATCAGAGAATTCAGGTTTGCATTTGTTCTTGACTAATTGGACTTTCAAAGCGGCTAAGGTAGCTCTAACAGTAGCAGCGGCAGTCACAGTGATAGGGGAAGCGACAAACTCTTTACCCTTTAAGAGTTCAAGAGTATCGCCAACCTGATAATCAACGTTGTGAGCAATGTCAGCAACAATGTCATCATAGTTGTAAAGGATATCTTCTTTGGTGTAGCCAATCTTTCCGCCATAGCTAGAAACAGCAACGGAATAGGTGGCATAAGTCATAGTGTCGAAGTCGGGAGCGACATTCTCAACTAAGGTTTGAATACCAGCAACAGTGACAGCAGGGGGGACTAATCTACGATATTTAAGAGTGTCAGCGCCTCTGTTCCATTTCTTGTGGTCAACGAATCTATCCCAGAAATCGCCATCTCTGGAAGTTCTAATAACCTTTCTTTCAATAGCAGCGATGTCTTGATCGGTTAAGTCAGCGTGTTTAACAGGATTGTTATAAGTAGCCATAATAATTATTTAATGTTCCTTTCGTGTGCATGTTAGCGAACATTATTTTTTAGACTATCTATTCTCGTAATGTGTTTTCCAATAAGCGTCAAACTCTTCATCGGTCATCTTGCGAATATCTTTGCTACCAACGGGAACATTAGATCCCGTTGCGCTAGGTAATGTCCCTCTTGATTTATCTTCTTGTGAATTGCCTTTATCAAGACCTTTGACTTCACGATAGATAGAGTAATAAGTAGTGACATTTCCTGTTAATTCAATGCCCTTTTCTTTGAAGTAATCATTGAATTCTTGGTCGTTGATGACTTTCTGCATATCAACGCTAGGAAACTTCTTTTGGAAGTTTTGAACATCAGCTCTCACTTTTTCAGTAAGTTCTTTGTCCTTGTTTTCTTTTTCCGCTTGTAATCTTTGAGCCTCTCTTTTGGCTTCTTTGCTTTGTCTATAAGCGGTTGAGTAAGCATAGTCTTTCGGATTGTCTTTACCGGATAACACAGCGTCAACATAAGCGTTGTATAATCGCTTATCATCTTCGTCCATGTCATCTTTGTTTAGCCCTAACTCCGATAAGGCAGTTTCGCTAATACCTGCCTTTTGGGCTTCTCTTAGTCTCTTGTTTTCCGCTTCTAATGCTTGGTTTCTCCTTCTCATTTCGGCGAACTTTGCATTTTCAGCACGACTTTGTTTGGCTTTCTCTGTGTCAGTTTGAGAACCACCATTGACACTCTCGTTCTCATTTGTGTCATTGGAATTGACATCGGGTTGGGCTTGTTCATTGTCGTTTTCAACAGTTTGACTATCGTTGGTGGGTTGTAGATTTTGATTTTCGTCTTGTTCCATGTTCTTGCTTTGTCTCCTTTCAGCACAGGTTTGGATACCCGAATTAGCTTTGTGATTTATGCTCTATTCACATGAGTTTTATAACAATCTCTTTTTAGAGATTTGCTAACACATTTCCGTCAAATGATTCTCCGTTGATACCACGAGCGTTTGCACTCTTGACTTCGCCCTCACTCTTTTGAACAGCGTTCATGGCGATTTGTTCGTTCATTCGTGCGTTATCTTTTGTGGCTTGTTTCAAGGCTTTGACTTCTTCTTGTGCCATTTGGACTTGTTGTCCGTAATATTTGAGAGTGGCGTTTTGTCTTTCGATAACTTGTTTAAGGCTATCAATCTCCGCTTGTTTTTGAGCGAGTTGACTATTCTCTACGTAATTCATAGCGGACTTTAAGTTCTCTCTTGTCTTACGAGAGAAAGCGGGATCAGCTTGCACCCATGCTTTCATCAAAGTAGCGTCAATGTTTCCACTAGCGGCATATTGGAATACTTGTTGATAGTGTTGACTTTCAGAGATTTGCGATTGAGTGATTCCTTGGACGACTTCGACACAAACGTCATAGTTATTCAAGAAAATATCGCTATCAATCTTCTTTGGCGTTCTATTTCTAACAGGTGGCAATTGACCGTTTTCGTCAGCACCAACCATTTGTTGATTGGTTGCCATTGCCATATTTTGAGACATGTCTCTAAACGCTTCTTGTTCGATGACTTGACCGTCTCCCCTAAACTCAAAGTAATCAGCGCCTTTATCGAGATAGAAGCGGAAATACATCAAGTCAGTGAGTGCGTTTTCTCTTATGTATTCCCACAATTTCGCTTGTGGTTGTTCAAGAGTTAAGTTTTGTTGTTTCAAGACTTGTTGAATGGCATAACCCGAAGTGTCAGAGCCGAGATTGTCAGCGGTTAAGTTATCGAAACCGAATGTCTGTTTGACTAATGCGACAAACAAAGAGAGTGTATCTAAGATGTTCTTTGCGTTAACGCTTGTCTGCATAATGTCAACGCCCCAGCCAGTCGAATAACGAGTGTAATCTAACAAGACTTGTCCGCCTGTATCGTCAATCTCTTGACCGTTTAAGGCTTCGGCTTTGGCTCTCCACTTTGGATCGGCTTCTCTAATTGCCGCTTTAACCGCTAATTGCCATAAGTAGTTGACAACTTTTTGGTCTTGGACTAATTGAGAGGCTTTGGTTTCGCCTGCAATCGTTCCGTTGATAGCATATGGAACAAAAGTAGCGACAGGATAGCGAGAGAAAATGTCCAACTTCTTGTCATAATCTTCGTCAGTTTGCTTTCTAGGCTTTGTAAAGAGCGTGTATTTTTCAGGAGATTGGTCGATATAGTCGATAATCTTCTTTGCGGGTTCTTGTTCGTTCTCATCGACTTTTTCAAGAGCGTCTCTAAACGCTTTGTTTTTGTTCGGATTTAAGTAATGAGGTGTGATGAACAAGTTGACATTACGAGTAGCAAGCTCAAAGACAACTTCGCCTGTTTTATCACGGAAGAAACGAGTGACAACTGTGCACTTATTGACATCGCTATCGGTCTTGGTTGTATCGACTTTTCCGTCAGCACCAAACATGATGTCGGACACAAGAGAGTTCAATTTCTTGTTCTTTTCGGCTTGTAATTTATTCCCGTATTCTTGTTCAATCAGTTGTTTAACCGCACCGAGTTCCATTGTCATAACGTAGCCGATATATCTTTGGTCTTGTAAGTTCACACAATGGGAATCAGCGTAGAACGTTCTCTCAAACGGGACAATTTCTCTTTTCAAGAATCCACGATATTTGCCCTTAGTTCCGTAAGTGTCTTCGTCATAAGAAGTAAACACAACAGCGATACCGTCTAACATGCCCGCTTTACAAGCATTAGCGGTCAACAGTTTGTCGTTCATCTTAGCCATTTGGTAAGAGTAGAAATCGTCTAATGTCTTTCCATTCTTACCGCTATCGGAAGTAAACTCAACCGCCCAATCCGTGCCAGAGATTTTGGCATAGGTCTTTTCAACATATTCCATGACAAGATTTGTAATAGGCTTAGGACCTTCAAACTGTTGGTCGTATTGAGTTCCGTCATAGAAAGAGCGGACTTCTTCTAACATGTCGACAATGCCACTAGGCAACAAAGAGCTATGGCGATATTTATCCCAACATTGATAAGCGATGGTCTCTAATTCGTTGTTTTTCTCATATCTCATTGTAATTAGTCGCCTTTCTGCCAAAGTCGATTTGATTTTTAGCAATCGCTAATTTTTGCACGGACTCTCTAAGAGATTTAATCTCTTCTTTCAATTCGGCGTTTTGGCGTTTCATGTCTTCAAATTGGTCGATAATCTTTTTTAGATCTTCTAATTTTTCAGGGGAAATACCGATGAGTTCAAAGAAATTGATTATCTTCTGAACGTCTTGTATTTGTTCCACACTCAATTTTTTTAGATTCTCTAACATTTATTTTGTGTCCCCCTGTTTTAAAATCGCATACCGGTCTTTTTCTGCCATTGATTTGTGTTATTCGATTTTTGTTTCTTTCGTTGAACCATATCGTTGAGAGTGGCAAACGAATAATCGCTTTTTAGTTCTTTGGCAATCGGTGCGTCATCGTCAAATGGTTGTTGTAATCGTATCGTCCAGAATGGCATATAAGCTGTCACAAGGTCATCATGGACGGTGGTAGAAGCCGCTTCGGCTTTCACAGTCCCGTTGGAAGATTGCACATATTGGAATGACTCCATTTCGTTTAATGTGTCGATGTCTTCTATGATTTCTGGGTGGTCTCTGAAAGCAATCACGAAGTCGCTTATCATCTTGTCTCTTGTGCCACGATTGGTGTTATGTCCGAGTTGTAATCTAAATGATTCCATGACATTTTGATACACCATATCTTGGCTACGGTAGATGTTTGGATAGTTGAATTTGACTAATATCTCCAATACAAGTGGTCCGGTATTGTTTTCCGAGCTTAATAATGCGTTGTTGTAGAAATACCCACATGCGCACAGTTGTTTAGCTACATAGTCAATATCGTCTTTTTTCGACTTATAAACAGCACATTGTAGCCCTGTGTTTTGTTCAGCGACTATAATTGCACTATCGTCAACGCCTCTGCCCTTATTTGGATCGCATATAGCGACATAGTGGCGGTTTGGTTTGGGATAATGGTAGATTTTCCAATGTCCCCCGCTCATTGTTTCAAAGTGGACGTTCAGCATTTTTGCGCTTTGTCCGTCTTTGGTATGCTCTTCTTGATACAAGAATGAGCCATAATCACATGTTTTGCCGACAATCTCTTCTTTTCTCTTTGCCAGCTTATCCATATCGAACACGGACTTACCCGTTGACACAAATGCGTCTTCTGGTCCCCATGGATATTCTTGTAGCATTAAGTCTTTGGTATAACCCTGTTGATAAGTCTGCCAATAGTAATAGACTTGTTCATCGTCCACGTTCTTGTATTTTCTCAATTTCTCGTAGATCCAATCTTCCATTAAGGGTAGTCCAGAAGATGGGACTTTCATGCGATACTCTTTTTTGAAGAACCAAGGGAAGAACACAGGTCTAAACAGAGATTCTTTTCTTGCGTATTTAGCAACATGGCTATCCCACATGGTCTTGTAATCGTTAAACCCGTTTGCAGTAGTTTCGATAAAAATCATAGAATTCGGGTTGTTTAACGATACGGTGGAGAACAATGCTACGTTCGTCTTTTGCAAGTCTTTTTGGAACGCTGTTTCAGAGCTATGCACCATGGTATAAGCAGCACTTCGACCAGATTTCTCTCCCGCTACAATCACTTCTAGTCTTGAATTTCTCACGGTCTTCATCACTTCGCCATCTCTTTGTTTCACTAACACCGGTCTTAAATCTTTTGGGTGTCTTTTACCGTTGTGTGTCAGTGGATAGTTCTCTATCTCTTCTTGCAATCTCTCGCTATAATGTTTGTTCATGCAATTGTAATAGAGCTGATAAATCTCAAAGATATTCTGTGCGTGTTCTTTGATGTCGGCTATAACACAACTTCTCACGTTGTCGTTATACAATGTCATCGAATACAACACCGCCGCTATGAATGTCGATAAGCCTAATTGTCTAGCCTTTAAGACATCTTCTCTAATTGGCTCCCCTTTCAGCTTCGATTCGCACATATACATATACAGCTCTTTTTGTGCTTCGTTCAGTTTGAACGGGATAATCGTATTCGTCTCTTTGTCATTGATCCATAAGAACTTCTCGATGAAGTCATACAGCTGGAACACATATCCGTTGATGGAAACCTCGAACAAGCCCTTATACTTATTCAAGTCCAAGTCAGCCATCTCTCTTCTCTCCGCCTAAGTCTATCAATAAGTCTTCATCATCATCTTTCTTCTTTTCAGCGTCTTTTTTGTTGTTATTACCATTAGACTTCTCTAATAGCTTTTGTAATTTGATGATGTCTCCAATACCCTGTGGATTGTTCAATGCCACTTCTAAGTTCTTCTCTACCAAGGTTTCCGCTAACGTCTTGCCCGTCTTCTTGTCCACCGCTGTTAGATACGCACTCGTTATGTCTTGAACCACATGATCGCTTATCAATATCGCTTCTTTCCCGCTACCAATGACAACTTCGTCTCCAAGCCCTTTTGTATGGCTGGTCACTATCTGCCGCTTGCCCTCTTCAATATTCGCTCCCTTTCTTCTTGCCATTTCTCACTGTGTCTCTCTTTTTGTTATCTTTTGTCCGCATTTTGTCAACACTATTCTATCACTTTAAACAACCCCTTTTCAATCATTTCCCAACTAGTTATATATATAAATATATTTTGTTCTATTCCGTAAGTAGAATATATATTCTTCTTTTAAAATATCTTCTTTAGGAAGAATCTACATTCTTATCCGTATCAGTATAATTTATATTCTTCTTAATAACTTATTAGGTGGAGTAAGACACTAACGGGTTATTTTATTTAAGAAAATAACCCTTGCAAGAAAAGAATACTCTATTATTAGACAATCACCCCATACTTTGTTTAATATCTTAACGCATTTTTTGAGTTATCGAACTATTTGCCACTTTTTGTTCGATATACCCTTGTCGTTTAAACACCAAGGTATGCACTTAAACGCACAGGTCTCTTGAATTCATCTTCGTTGCAATCTTGTCTCTTTTTTGTCAACAAATTAAACCATGAATCTCTTTCCTGTTTTTGATTAAATGTAAAAATTTTACGGTTTCTATGAATCTATGTGTGTGTGTTTACTTAATGCCATGAATTTGTGATTTAACGTGAAAGTTTGTCTGATTTTAAAGAATACCGTAGATTTTTGTTTGTAGATATTCAGTTTTTAACTTTTATCGTAAATCTTTCTTTGTAGATATTATAAATTGTCCCCCCGTGTCTGCGAGTTTTGCCGGGGTTGGGTGGGGTTGTCCCGTTGGTCGCTTTTGTCTTGCCTTGGCTATTTTATAGCCATTTTGCCACGCTACAAAGCCCAAAAGTTAACCCAGACACGCTCTCAATTTTGAAAAATGCCCTAAAATAAGGGCTTTTTTAGGTCTATGGTTCAAATCAAGGAAATTGAAATCTAGCTATTTTTGGGCCATGTTTACATTTTAGCGGTTTTGTAAAGTCACGTTTCAAGTTTATTTTAAGGTTTGAAAACGTGCTCAGCCTATTAGTTTATTATTATATTATTTAATATATTTACTCTACTTTTACTGACGGATTATTAAGAGATATAAATATAATAATATAACTGAAAGGGAAAGAAGCACTTTAGTCTGCTAAAGTGTGAAAGAAAAACAAGCAAAAAGAAACTTCCATTTAATTTTTTTATGGAAGGTATAAAAAAACCTTATAGAGCGCGTTTAAAACCATATAAAAAAGACCCTTAAAAAGACCATAAAAAAGAGCCTTGTTTTATGTGCTGGTTTTGGCATGATTTTTTAAGCTCACGACATGAGCATTTTTTAACTATTTTTTAATAGGCGCTTGCATATCGTATAGCGATTTGTTAGAATGTTAGTGTCAATAAAGATATTTATTGACGCAGCCACCGCAAAGAAGGCTGCAAAGTCAAAAGAAAGAGAGGTAAAAAACACTTTATGACTTTAAACAAAAAGCAGGCTGTCGTCGACGTAATCGACCCTAAAAAAGACGTCACTTTAAAAGCAGGCTCTAAGCTTAATAATAAGCTTAGCGGCAGCAACAAAATGACAACGGAACAACAAGCGCTGAGACAAAACCCAGCCATAGTTGATCAATCAACTATGACAACGCTAGTTGACATTCACTTTAAGTCAATATCCGCCGCTGCTCAATTTGTGCAAGGCTGCGCCACTAATGGTTATCGCTTCTTTGGTTTAAACCAAAGCACAACCACAACCGCCGCTGCTACCAACGCAACCACCACCACAAAGAAGACCACAAAGAAAGCCACACAATCCACTGCCGAAGAAGAGAAGAAAGACGAAACCGAAGTTGATAATAATATCAACTTACAACCCGAAGAAACCCCCGCCGAAACCACCAAAGAAGAAACCCCCGCAATCACTCAAAAAGAGAAGATTGAAATTATTGATAAAATCAATAATTTCCTACTTGAATTCAACGTTAGATTTAAAACAAGCAGACAGCTTGACGCAATCGCTAGACAAGACGACCCGACCGCCTACATGCTCAATACTTACGTATTGCAAGGCTATCCCGAAGAAGTGACCGAAGCAATCGAAAAGAAGACCCACTCTGAAGAGTGGCAGGAAATCGTCAAATCACTGCAAAAAGTCAAAAAAGAGCTTGCCGAAAAAGACCCCGACAACCAACATGCAATCAATCGAAGATTGATAATCTACTTCGGGCCTGCAGGCAGTGGTAAAACCACTGCGGCGGAAAGAAGATTCAAAGACGCAAAAACTATCGTTTGCAACGCTAGTTTAGACCCCGCTGAGCTTTATGTAAAGTTTGACCCAGACACGAAGACACTAAAGAAGACCGAACTTGCTGAAGCAATGGAAAGCGGCAGTAAAATCATACTTGACGAAATCGGACTTCTAAACGTTGACTGCATGACCAGCTTACAAGGCGTGACCGATAACAAGAAATCAATCACAGTTTATGGTATTGAAATAACCATAAAAGAAGGCTTCGCAATCGTTGCCACCATGAACCACGAAACTAACCTTGACAAATACCCGCTGCCCGAACCACTTGTAACTAGAGCTGCCGAACTCAATTTGTTAGACGTCAACAGCAGCGACAAAATCGCTACTCAAATATGGAACTTTTAATCAATTATATTGATTAAAAAGAAAGGACTTTAAACCATGTTAGAACTTAATGAAGTTATTGACTTAGTCAATAAAGCTATCCAAAAATTGCCGATTTCCTACTATACCAAAGCCGCCGCCCAAAAAATCACAACCACCTGCAACGGAACTAGCTATTTTGACGGCTCAAATCAAGAGATTTGTATATCCTACACAAACATTGCCGACTATATCGAAAAACTAGAAAAGAAATTGAAACGAACGCTGACCCCCGAAGAGCAAGAAAAGACTATCCGCGGCCAGCTCTATCACGAAACAAGTCACGCAATACTGACCCCCGCATATCATAGCGGCTTAAGGTCATACAACTACGGAATTAAAGAAGAGCGCAAAATATCCGCCGAAGTTGTCAACATTATTGAAGATGAGCGCATTGAAACACTATTCAAAAACTACTATTTAAACGTCAATTTTAAAGAACAAATCAAGCTGCTTGTAAGCCTTAAAAAGACGCTCAAAGCGGCACCAAAAAAGTTTGAAGCTTATCTCTTTGCAGTCACTAGATTAGACTATTTAGGAACCACCAAAAAAGAACGCGAAACAATTAAAAAAGCCCGTCACGATTTCTTTATAAGAACGCGCAAAATCACACGAAACTGCAGCTGGCTTGATATTGACATCTATTTAAACGCGGTAAGTCAGTATAAATATACTATCTATCAATTATGGCAATATATCTACCCACAACCGCAACAACAGCAACCGCAAAAAGACGGAAACCAAACCGAAAAAGAAGACGGAAAAGACGGAAACCAAAACAACCCCCAAACAAGCGAAGAAAACAACAACGAAAACACTGACAACAACGAAGAAAACAAAGACGACAACAGCACCACCGAAACCGAAGAAGAAACCAACCAAAGCGAAGAAGGCGAAGAAACCGAAGAAGGCTACAAGGGAAACAAAACCGAAACCGAAAACGGAACCGAAGACGAAGAAAAAACCGAAGACGAAGAAGACGAAAAAGAACTCACCGAAGAAGAGCTGCAAGACGCTATAAATAACGCCATGCAAGACTTACAAAAAGCCGCCGCATATTATGGAAAACTTAAGCTCTCAGACACTATCCCGAATGACGATTTCAAACTTAAGGTCGCAAATCTAATTATGAGAAAGACCGGCTGCGGCACTTCCAAAACCCCCACAAATTATGGTTATTCCGGAAAGTTTAGCGCCAAAAAATACTGCTCTGATTATAACGAGACTTGCAGATGGTTTGAAAAGAAAGCCCAAACGGGAAAAGCGGCTAGACAAAGCAAAGAAAAGATATTAAATATCTTTCTTGATAACAGCGGCTCATTCTGCAATAACGATTACGAAGTAAATAGACTCATGAAAACATTACAAGACTTAGAAGGCAAAAATAAGGGCTTCAAGTTTAACTTAGTAACTATTAAAAACACACTTCAAGAGAAAAAAGGTGACGAAAGACTGTCATGCAGTAGTGGCGGAACCGACATAAAAGAAGACGAACTTAAAGCACTCATTCAAAACAACCGCGACTATACAAAGTCAAATGCAGTAAATATCATTCTATTTGACGGGTTAATTAACACAATGGATATTTACAACTTAGCACAATTCTTTAATAACAATAAGACTATTGTTATCACTGAATGTAGTAACGAAGATAACTTCAAACGTCTCTTTACTAGCGCGAAAAAGATTATTGTCGAAAATAGCAATTACGCTAAAAGACTAGCAGAAAACGTCTACTCAGCTCTTGATGTCCTCTACTCTCTCTAAACCTACTCAAAGCGGCGGGCGGTTGAAACATACCGCCTGCGGCTTAGCCTATAAAGCAAGCAAAGAATATATAAGAAAGGAAAATAAAAAACTTTTACATGCAAAATAAAATTATCGTATATCGCATAGCGGATAACGAAAAGAAAGTTATAGATCAACTCTCATTCGACACGTTACTGCAGGCGCAATCTAAAATTGTCGTTTTAAAATCGCAACTTGAAAAGCAAGCACGAGCCGAAAGCAAACAGGCGGAAAGTGGCAAACCACAACAAGTTATTTCATACAAGATAGAAATTATCTATCAAGGAACAACAACCGCAACACAACAAACACTGAGCTACAAAGGCGGCAAGAGATTAACAAAAAAACCACTATCAAACACCTACACGAGTAGACAAGCGGCAAACGATACTTACAACAAGAAAAGAAAACAAATAGCTATCGCGTTTCTTTATGAAAAAGATTATGAGTTACTACAATGGCTGCAAGAGCAAAGCGGCACAACAAGCGACTATATAAAGAGACTAATTAAAGAAGATATGGAAAGGAATAAACAAGATGAAAGATTGAGCAAGTAAACACACAAAAACAACAAGTGAGACCAAAAAAAGAAATGCAAGAAAGGAACAACAAAAATGGTTAACTTAAATCAAGCTGGTTATTTAGGACAATCAATGAGCGTCAGAGCAAAAAACGCTTACGACAACGGGGAAAAGCCCTTTTCCAAATGGAAAAAAGACGAAATCATAAGTGAGATGGAACAACTAGGATTCGAGCCAAAGACAATCCAAAAGGCTGAAACGTTTAACACAGTTCAATTACGCTTTATTGCACTAAAGTATTCTAGTTATCACCACACAGGAAAATTCGCAAGAAAAACAAATTTCTTCCGCGTCAACGATGACGAAATAGAGATTAAGTGGTTGCTTGGAATTCTGACTGACAAGGAACACTCTTACATCGTTGAAAGAAATGCGTTCATCAAATGGGCAAAACTAAGAAACAGTAGTCACAAGAAAGTTTTGTTGAGAAAAGATAACGTTTACGGAATCTTAGCTTATCCTGAAGGCGAAGAAGACAATTGGTGCCTTTTCAGAACGCAATATTATGAGCAAATTGTAGAAGAATATAATGCAGGTTTATGCTAAACGTATAAACTCAAAGGGGACATAAAAATGACAAAATTAGAACAATTAGAAAGTGAACTCAACACAACTGCTGTGAGATTAAAAGAGCTTAGAAAAGAGCCAAACGAAAATTGGAACGAATACCGACAACTCTTAGAAACGGAAGAGCAACTAAGAAAAGACATTCAGCACGAGACCTTTGTTGCCTATAAAAATATTCAAGTCGGCGATGGAATAACGTTGAATCTTTACTCAGACGCGCACGCTTTCACGGTCATCAAGAGAACAAAGAACACAATCACAGTCCAAAGAGACAAAGCAACACTCAAAGAAACATTTACGCCAGAGTTTAGTGTCGGTGGTTTCTTTGCTCACTGCTCAAATCAAGATGAACAAGATTATAATTACGAGCAAGATCCAAACGGAAGAATTATTATTCTTCGCTGGAACGAGAAGAAAAAGAAATGGCTCAATAAAAAATATTGTGTTTCAACTTCATACGGAAGAAACGAATATTATGACTACAATTATTAAATAATTGTCAAGGAATATTGACAAAATTGAAATAATATAGTAGCATGTAGTTGGTTTAAAGTCATAACCAAAAAATCGGGCAACACTTTTTGCGGGGTGTTGTCCCTTTTTTATGTCTATATATATAAATAAGCACAAGAGCAAGAGAATGAGCTCTACGGGCTTAAAAAGTGCCTTATATTTAATTCTAGCAATAAAAAATAGAAGAGACAGGGAACCAATGCTATATCTCTTCTACTTTGTGTCTTTGAAATGCCTTAAACAAAGACACAGGTTAGATATAAGGAGTGGAATTTATTATCAAATTTCAGTCAAACAAGTTAGTTTGAATATATCCGCTTTCTCTTTCACGGACCGTGGTCCCGTTCAATCTATCTACCGCATTTTTATAGTAAGTATCATTGATTTCAAAGCCGATGTATCTTCGGTTTTCCGATTTGCAAGCGACTGCAGTAGTTCCAGACCCTAAAAAAGGATCTAACACAAGTTGGTCCGTTTTCGTGGACAACCTGATATGTTTTTGGACAATCTCTAACGGCTTGATGGTAGGGTGTCCATACAAAGCTCTGTCTGTGTTGTTGATATTTGAGAAATAAAACTTTGTTGGCGTTTCTTTTTCTTCATTCACAAGCCCTTGACCTTCCGTGATAAGTAGGCAATATTCAACGTCAGGGCGATACTGCGAATAATTGATAGTGAACGTATTGTTTTTGCACCACACAAGCATTTTATACGTGAGCTTTTTCTTTTCTTTTGACAGTTCTTTTATGATAGGTATCACTTGATTAAAAGATAGCCAAACATAAATGTTTATTTTTTTACATACACGTATCATTTCGTGAAAGATAGAATACTCTATTCCGTTCACAATAGGCTCCATGTCGGCGGAAAACTCGTCAGTAAATCGTTCTTTGCCATCTCGAATTGAGCTTTGATTCTTCTTGTAACGCCCAATTTCGTATGGAATGTCTGTATAAACCAAGTCAACGCTTTTATCCGGAATCTTTTTGATCAACTCGTATGAATTTCCCAAGCAAATTGTATTTGGCTGAATGATGTCTTCACTTTTTTTCGTATTCATCGAACATCTCCTCTATGTGACATTCCCACAAGTCAGAACAAAACTTGTTAACCAGCTCGATTTTGGAATATCTTTTCAGTGTTTCTACCGTTTCCCATCTCGTTTCTATTAGCCAATCTTCAAGTCTTGACCTTTCGTATCTTCTTAATAACTTCTTTTTCTTATCTTCTTTTAGATTGAATAGTTGTTTAAGCTCTTTATATTCCTGTTTTGTTAAGTAATGAGCTTCATTTTGTAGCTCGTTGTATTTCTTCAATACTTCATCACTTTTACGAAGTTCTTTACATTCAAGATATATGAGCAATCGAATATCCACTTCTTTATCAACAAGCAGTTCTAATGTTTTTATTTTCATTCATTCTCCTTTTAGAACAGTGGTATCAGCCCATCTTCTTTGGCTTGTTTTTCTATCTTTGAAATTCCTTGTAATCGCTCAGTAGCAATTTGAAAGTAATTGTCACTAATTTCAATACCGATGAAATCTCGATTTAACAGTTTACAAGCAAGTCCCGTTGTGCCACTGCCCATGAACGGATCAATTACCATCAAGTCTTTTGGCAAGACTCCAATGGTGTTTTTCATCACTTCCACGGGCATGACGCAAGGGTGTTTTATTTCTTTCTTTGAAACATTTTTTACTTGATTGATATTCCACCAATCATATAGCTTCCCCCCCCGATACCACGGGCTATACGCTCTTTAATTCTTTTGTCGGTAGGGTTTTTGTATGGCTGTCTAACTTGATTCATGTCTGGTTTTATCCCAAAGAAAGCAATGTCTCTATGCTGTTTAGAAGTGTTAGAGTTATAAACCCAAGAGACTACTCTTTCGGGCGCTTTTCCCATCACGATTGACAGTTTGCATATCTCTTCTGGATAATGAACAACCACATACGGACAGCCCAACAAAGAGAAGATTTCTTTTAAGAAAGAATAATATTTTTCTTCGCTCATTTTGTCTTTGTAAGAGTCATAATGATAGCCAATGTTGAAAGGTGGATCGGTCACGATTACTGCTTTTTCCTTGTTGATGTTGAGTGTTTTCAACATCTCCAAACAGTCTCCACAAAGCAATGTTGTTTTCATTGTTCCCCCTGTTCTAAACCGTCATTCTCGTTTTCAAGTCGTTCTCTATCAAGATTTGCAATTTCTTTAATTGTTCAGTGGTTAAGTCGATAATCACTTCTTGACCAAAAAAGTCTGTAAATGAGATTGTCGCTTTGTCTTTGTCTTTATCGTCTTTACTACACAAGTAATAATTCACTTGTGCGTTTTGTAAGATTAAAGTATTCGTGTTTTCCATCTTGTTTAATTCAGTCCATATTCAAGTTTTCTTAATGCTTGCAAATCGTCATACATTTGTTGATGTTCTGTCCTCAATTTGTCAACTTTGGAAGTAAGAATCGTCAACTCTCTTTGTTTCAACTTCAATTGATCTAATTCTTTCAAATCAGCGTCATAAGACACAGCCAACATGAATGAATAGTCATCTTGATTTTCTTTTCTCACGGTGTTGTGATTGTCAGCAATCTTAATAATCAAAGCGTCATATTCGTTCTTGGTTTTGATTTGTTCATCGTGAGTTGAGATTAAAGTTTGCCCAAAAGTGAAAACCACTTTCGTATATTCGTCAGCCAAAGCCTTTAAGAATCTTGGTTGATAACTGACGTATGAAGAATTCTCATCTACAAGATTGTCTACAATGATAGAAATTAAGACTTCTTTGCTTAATTTAGAAATAACCCTATTAAGCACTTCTTTTTGTTCTTGCATATATTTTTATGTCTCCTTTAATTGATAAGCTCTAATAGCCCTTTTTGTGCGTTTTACAGCGTTCTAGCGATTATTCTTGTTCGCTAGTATTGGTTTCTTTGAGTGGATTGTGCTCTTTTTGCCATTCATAGAATTGTGGCACGTATTTTTTAAGCCATTGTTTTGCTGCGACTTTTGTTTCCGGAATTGGCTCTTCAATATCCAAAGTCATTTGGATCACTTCCGCAAATTTCTTTTGCTGGGGTGTAATGGGAAGAGCTAATCTTTCTTCTCTGGTTAATCTCGGCTTTCTTTCTTTTTCTTTTGCATTAAACTTTGCCATCTTGTTTTTTTGTTTCCTTTCTTTGATTTTTTATTTGTTATTGGTTTTGTTGTTGCTTGTTTTGAGTTCGACATATTTCCAACCTTTGTCAGTCACTTTTTTAAAGATTTCTTCTTCATCTTCGATAAAGTAGGTTGTCACATTGTCAGTTTTTTCAATCTCAATCTTCTTCAATTCGCAATCTTTTGGCACTTCGATATACAACTCTTGTTCGCATTTTGCCAACTTAATGTCGTGCGTTTCTGCTTGAAAATCACTTGTCATAAATGCTGTTAGATACTCGATTACTTTCTTCTTGATAGTGATTTTGCAACTTGTCAAGCTCATTAAGATAGACGGTAATAAAGAGATTGTCATCATCAGTTTTTTAGTTTTCTTCATCTTCTTCTAGATCCTCTTTTAATAATTCGTATGTTCTTTTGGTAATTGGAATTTCTTTGTCAATACTTCCGATATAGAGTTTGTATTCCCAATATACTTGGTCTAATTCTTGGTCTTCAATTTTTTTAATTAACAATATACCCACAGACGGAATAACTTTCTTTTTTAAGATTTCCAATACCTTAAGAGCTTTGTCAACTCTAATACATTCGGCAGAACATCTTGTAAAGACATTACTTGATTGACCACCATATGTTGTAGGTGTGTTTTTGATTGTGGCTAATGCTTCAAGTGCTTTCATGTTTAACCCCCTTTATCTTGTTTATCTTACTTGATAGATAGATAAGATAGCGTATCCGTCCTGTAAGCCATATTCTGGGACATTACGCAAGATATAAGTGATTTCGTAGAGATTCCCTTTGTTAAATTCTTTTGTGTCAACTTCATCTCCGTTAGTATCGACAAAGTGAATTAGATCGCCTACTTGATAATCTCTATCATCTTTTCTCAACTCGAATGTCTTTCTACCACAATAGATTTCGGCTAAATATTCATCTTTGATTTTTAAAACGTGTAGTTTCATATCAGTTCAAAATCTCCCTCTTTATTCATTTTAGCGACATAGATAAGACCTTTGTCAGTCCAAATTGCACCCCTAATTTTTGTTTTCGGCATATGATTATTCTCGCAGTATTCGATCGCTTCTTCCAAAGTGTGTGTTTCTGCTATATAAGCAGAATAGTGAGAAGTTGCAGTGATAATAAATTCATCACATAATTTTTCAATGGTATCGGCTTGAGCAATAATTTCTTTATTTAACCTAATACGCTCAATGTCTTCTTTTTCAGTTCGTATTTTTTCTTCTTCGTAAACATTATCTTTCGTTCTTATGTATTTCATTCCTCAAGTCCCTCTTTTATTTCTTTCTTTCCGACTCTTCTCACAATTTTGCGAAGGTAGTGTTTGTCATCTCTTATTTGGTTTAGTCTAGCTCTCTGACAATAGAACTTCTTAGCAAATTTGTCCATTGGGTGGAGTTTTCGGTATTGGTTGCCTTTCATTTTTGAAGTTCCTTCTTTGCTAATATCACAGCGACTCTCTTCACCAAGTTGAACTCTTCTTTGGTTAAATCTTTTGCGCCTAAACACCACGCTTTGTTATACACTTCTAACGTAGGAGAATGCCTTTTTAGATAACCAATATCAACTTCTTTTTCTGCGACAATCTTTAAAGCCTTAACCAAAGTCACAAGGTCAACTCCATAATATTGTTCAATATCTTCAAGTTTCCCGAGCTTATCAATTGCAAGAGTTAGTTCGCAATCAACATTGCCTTCGATTTCTTCATAATCCTCGAAATCATAAATGCTTTGATAAGGGCAGTCTTTGACTTCAAACTCACAATAATCTTGTTTCTTGTGAATGTTTCTAGTAAATCTTTTTGGTTTCATTCTTCGTCTTCCTTATGTATTACAAAATTCTTCATTTCTCTATAAACTTTTCTAATATCAAAAAAACACATTTTTAGCTTTTTATCATAGGATATGCAATAATCACAGCCCCCTGTGACATAATCTTTACAAAGTTTTCTTCTGTATTCTTTTAGCTTTACTGCTTTCAATTTTCCCCTGTCAATACGATCAATTTTGGCAAGAAGTTTCAGCTCTCCTGTTTCTTTAATGATCTTGTAATAGCAGTGCATACCAACTCTACCGTTGTTCATAGCGTAAAAATCCTTTTCTTTATCTTTGTCAAAACCTACGCTACCACATTCAACCGCATCATACAATTGATGTTCTTCATCGAGATTGTATACTATAACTAAATCAGCTTCATCAATGATTTTATAAATCTCTTTTAAGGTCATTTTTTTGTGCCTCCGATATAATCATTATTTTTAATTTTCTCACCAACTTCTTTTAATAATCTATCAAAAATCATTTTATAAAGTTCACCATGCTCAGCAAATGCTTTGTTAAATTCATCACCTGCAAAATCTTGTCTAAATGTTATTGGTTCATTATCAATCTCTCTTCCATAATCATCTGTAAAATAGCTTCTAATAGTAATTGCAATACCGCTTCTTTTCATATAAGGTTTCATTATTTTAATGTCTCCTTTTGATTATTACTTTTTTCTTTTTCATCAATTATTTTTTGCAGTTCTTCATCTCGTTTTTCTTTTGTTTCATAGCCAAAGATATATTCGTTATTGATTTGCAGATAATAGATCGTTTTATTATCTTCTTCACATTCATCAAGTTCGATTACTTTTATTGCTTCTGGTTCAAAATAGAACGTTCTATCGGGAATAGTTTTATCTTCTTTGTAAAAATCTTTTAATTCAATCATTGTTTATTCCACCACCTTAATGTCAATTTTCATATTGTTTAAAATAGGAACCTGTTTATCTACGATCGCATTTATAAAATCTTCTAACCAACCACTTACAACTCTTGCTACAAAGCAATCATTGATATAAATCTCGTATTCTAGTTCTCCCATTATTCCGCTCCATTTTCCAGCTGTTCTCTCATATACTGTTCAAAGTCGTCATCGTTCTCGAATATGTAATCGAAGTAATCTGCGTCAAACATTAGTTTAACAAGCTCTTTTTGCTTATCATCCATCGTGATATTAAAGAGTTGTTCAAGATACTCAATAACATCTTCGACTTGCACTTCATACTCTTCATCATGGTCGACATATTGTTCTTCTTTGTGGTAGGTTGGATAATCCAATCTTTGAAACGTATCAAGCACTTCAACTGTTTCTAATCTTGTGACTGTGTATGTGATTGTCATTATTTCTTAAACTCCATTTCTCTATACTCATCTCTGATTTTGAGAGTGTGGTATGAAAACGCACACTCTCTGAAACCATAGACATTGTTCTCTACACTTAAAGGACAATTCTCGCAATCGTGATGGACTTTCTCACAAACCTTGTCTCTATCTTCAAGTGTAAGTTCTTTACCTTTTTTAGTCTTCTTCATAATCTCTAAATGCCTCCCAAGTGAATGAGCCAAACTTTGCATTTCTCCATTGTAAGAGACCGTTAAACTGACCGTAATCAAGCCACTCTTTGACTAAATCAAGATGTGATTTTGTAAAGACTAAGATAGTGACACAAACTTTTGTTCCAGCGGGTAAGCTTTCAGAGATAGCGATAGATACTCTTTCGCCTTGCATTGTCATTGCTCTTAAAGGCCTTTGAATCTCGCTTACTTCTTCGGGCTTGTAATTAAAGAACACGTTTTCTCTATCACGAATGAAGATAGATTGATCGATGAGTTTCTTATATGCTTTGACTTTGGAAGAAAGAGATCCTTCAACGCCTTTCATTGCCTGACAAGCTGATTTGAAGAAACCTTTGATTTGATAGTCATAAATAAAGCGTTTGCCATCTTTATTTTTTGGAAACCAAGTCTTACCCTTTTCAACTACATTGTCAACACCAACTGCCGCTACTTCTTCTTCGATAGTTGTTGCGTCCGGTGCTTTGCTACCAATGTAAGAGCGATAAATGTCTTTATCCCCTGTTTGAGTTCCTAAGATTTCCTGTAAGAATGTTAATGTGACTGATAAATAATACTTTTTCATGTTTTAAATGATTTTCCTTTCTTGCATTTTTAGTGTCTTAAACTTCTACTTCTACTTCTAATTTATTTGTAAGCCATAGCTTTTCCATTCAAAGCTCTTCCTTTACTCTGCTTGTCTTTGCCATGCCTTTACTTTACGTATCTTGTCTACGCAATGCCTTTACAGTGCTAAACACGACTGCTCAATGCCATTCCGTTGCTTATCTATACCGTTCGTCTCTACACCATGCCTAGACACGACTGTGCTATTCAATGCCATAACGTTGTCAGACTGAACAATTCAATGCCCTTGCCATGCTTTGCCATACTTCACCTTACCGTGACCGCTCAATACTAATCTCGACTTGACTTCGCCTCTGCAATGCTACACTTCGCCTCTGCTGTTCTCCACCAATCCAGACTTTGCCTTTACTCTACGGGACAACTCTTCGCCTTTGCACTTCTGGGCAACACTTTGCCAAAGCTTTACAAGGCTACTCATTGCCTTTACTTCACTGTGCCTTACTTGACTACGCCTTAACGACACATAACTTAGCCGATACAATGGTGTTCGTTGCTTTGCCATAGCACATCACTACGCAACTTCGCCAACGCTTATCAATACTATGAAGTTCTTTGCCATAGCTCATCTCTGCATAACTAAGCCTTAACAAAACTGTTCTCTACACAACTTTGCCCTTGCTTAACAAGACTGTTCAATTCCTTGCCATAGCGGCTCTTTACTGTTCTTGACTTTGCCTTTACTTCTCACGTCCATGCACGTCCCTACTTTGCCTCTACTTCTCCTTTCACTGCTTTACTGTTCCTTTACTTCACTCTTCCCTTCGCAACGGAACAAAACAATACCATTCCATTACTTTTCTTCTTTTTCTTCTGGTTCAATGGCAACTTGTGAGAGTTCTCTAATTAGCTCATCTAGTAAGCGAATTTTACAATCTTCAATGTAGATTGTGCTTCCACTATTGAACGTTTCAAACTTCCTAAGAGCAGTGTCTTTTTGGCTAGAAGTGATGAAACCAGCACCGTATGAATCTAAGACTTCGTTTTCAGTGTTGTATTCATCTCCGTCAATAGTGACCGAAAACTTGATGTTTTCTTTCTTCTTTTTGGTTTTCTCAATCATCTTGTTTAAGTCTCGAATGAGAAACCTTGCTGCTTGGCGTTTTGCTTTTTCTTGCTCTTCTTTTGTCATAGAGTGTCTCCTTATTCAATTCTTCGGCTACATGTATGGTTGCTTACCGCTGGAAGATATTTGTTTCCGATGATTTGAGCGTTCCTGACTTCGCTCGTGGTCTTTCCATAGATATAGCCGACTTCATTCATTTTCATTTTTGTCTTTCAATGATTTGTTTTAACTTGCCATATTTGTAGATGAATAATCGCACTGTTTGGTCTTTGTCATAGTATTCTGTCGTTTTGCCAAACATTTGTATTTTCGTTCCGTAATAGTGCCATGTGTTCTCGATATTCTTTGTGTTATTTTCGATTAACTTGATTGCTCTATTATGTGTTTCAATTTGTTCCGCTTCTTTGCAAAAACCAATCATATACAGTCTTTCAATTTCTTCTTTCGACACAATCTTTTCGTTGATCGTGATTTTAGGGAATAACTTTTTTAACAAGCTATTCTTGTATAGTGCTCTCTTCGTTGGCTTGTTTTTCATTTAGAAACCCCCTTATAGATTGTTTGACTTCTTCTTTGTTGTTGACTTTAGTTAAGACTACTTCGACATATTCTTCTTCGCTATAAGTCTTATCGACATAGAGCGATACAATTTGAGAGTCGTCGTGGTATGAAACTCGCACTAAGGCATCTAAGACGCTCTTGGCGCAGTTATCGAGGTCCGGTTTATGTGTTGGTAAGATTTGCCCGTTGAGTGCGGCAATCGTTTTCTTTTTGGAAAATGACTTTGGCACTAATTTGTAGATGTGAATGTCACACGCTAACGGAACGCCCTCTTCTGCAAACATTTCGCCGATTTGCTCTTGATAGCACAACTTCACATAGTTCTCATAGTTGGCTGTCTTGGTTGGTGTGTAAACTCTTATGAAGCCACCTATACGACTTGCTTTTGGTCTTTGCTTGGCGGTCACTGCCCCTTGTATGATTATCTTAATTTGGTCTTTCATCGTAGAATTCTCGCTTTATTCTTTTAATCTCCTTTTCAACTTGTTCTTTCTTGACGTTCAACTTGACTGCTATTTGCTCGGCACTGACACCAGCGATAAAGTGATTCATAAACACTTTTTGGTAGAATACCGGTCTATTGCTGACTGACTGTTCGACTTCATTACAGAAGTTCTTTAATATCTCTTTGTAGTTCTCTTTGAGAGAGTAGATTCTTCTCATCTCTTTTTCGATTGGCAATGTGTATTTCTTGATTTGATTGTCTGTATCCCATTGCCTATTTTGGTAATAAGAGAGTGTGTTCTCATCAGCTTTGTATTCGGTTTCCATGAATAAGATCGCTGTCATTAATCTTCGGTAGATATATCGCCCATAGAAGATAAACTGACTTGCTTCGTTCTTTCGTGGCATGATTTTTAACCATACCCCGTTTTCTTCGTTTCTCTTCATAAGAGAATCTATTTGTGGCGATTTACGTTTTTTCTTCGTATTCATCTTTGTATTTACCCCACATATTCTTATAAGCGATAATCTCTTTCCCACTTATGATGTCAAATGCCTTTAATGAGTCTAAGAACAGCCCTTTGGTTGTCATTTTTCCCTCGCATATCACTCTTGGACTTTGTTCTTGTATTCGTGAGCAATCTAAGTCGCCTGTTAGTATCAAGATGAATTCATCATCACTAGCGATAACGATCTTTCCTTTTTCAGCTTTTACAAGTGTTCCTGTAAGAATAAAGCTGTTAATTCTTCCAAAGATATTAGTCTTCGAGTTCATATTCAGGTATCTCCGCACCGCCTAACATAATTCGGTCATACATTTTGATTTGACCTACAAAGTCAGTAATAATGCTTGCATTTGTTGACAATATGTCAACGGTCTCGATAATGTTGAGATTGGTTGTGATGTATTCGTGATTGACTTTATCGTATGATACAAGCGACTTTCGTTTGCCTTTGATAGCGACAAACATTCCTTGTTTAAGAGTGTTCAAGACTTCGTTGTAATCGTTGTTGTAGAGTGGTTGAGTTCTCCATAGTTCGTATTGTCCAGAGAGTGCATGCTTGTAGTAATAAGCGCCAACATGTAGATAGAATGAAACTGCTTTTTGATTTTTCTGTCCACAATCTATCAATTGTGGTATCCCATAAATTACGCCAACAGTTGTAATATCCGACCAACCTGTTTTAGACATAATTCGATGAGAAGTGATGTAATCATAAGATGACTTATTGGGTGTCTTTGAAGTTTTGTATCTCTTCATCTTTGAAAACCTCTGGGTGTTTCTCTCTTATCCATTTCATCAGCTCGTCTCTCTTTTCCCACTTTCTTTGCAGTAAGTAGTCATAGATATATGGCACTTTGGTTTCAAGAGTCTTGGCTCTTCTTCCATACATGAGAATATATGGTGTAATTCCATCTATGACCTTTTTCGTGAATGAATAGATTTTGTATCTATCAACATCGTCTGGTTCATAGACATTGTTCTCTTTTAAGATTTCCACCCAAATACCCATTAAGAACGAGTAGTTGACAGGGTTTTTCAAGAGACTTGGATATGCTGAATAGAAACGTTGTAGTGAGTAATGGATCAATTGTTTTTCTGGTGGTAGATTTTTGATTTCTACAAGACTTCCCTCTAAGGCACCAGCATTGATATATTCAACGACTTGTTGAGCTGACAATTTTGTTTCGGTTTTAATCATCTTCTATCCCCCTTATTAGCTTTCTAATATTGGATAATTCGGGAATAGCTTTTTGAGTTTGCATATCTTGCACAGCTCTCTTGTAATTGGCAAAGACTTTTTCACGCTCTTTGTCATATTCTTGTTTAAATTGTTCAAACATAGCGTATTTGCCACGTCTGGTTTTTCGACAAGCAATCATAATGGTTCTTGTAATCAAAGATTCA